ATACCATCGGCTAGCCCCGCAGTGTTTGTGCGCTTGCGTACGCATTGTGGTTGTCTACCACAAGAAGATGTAATGAAGGGGGGTAAATTCCGTGTTAAGGAGTGGACCCTGCGTCCCTACGGTGCCGATTTAGGTTTAAACAGGCATAAAAAGAAAAACCAGGTGGTGATACCCAGCACATTAAAAGGGGAAGTGTGTTTCGCGGCCTCGGCCGTTGAATTCATACGCTTCACAAGAGAAGTAAACATGCTCCGGGAAGTTGTGAGTGAAAGAAAACACTCACAGTATCCTGTTAACAAAACAAACTTAAACAAACAAAGGATGTGGACCTTAATACCCACACATGCAGCTAACCTCTACATGTAAAATAAAGTTATTATAAATAAGACTATCACAACAGCCCATGAGTGAACCTAGTCTTTCGTTACCTTACTTATCTTCGGCTGTGTCTTCCACCCGGATTACCGGGAGGGATGCTTGCCCTGGCCATCGCGGAATCTCCGTAGCCAAGTGTTCGCCCTTGCGGTCGAAACTTAGCGGTGGATATACTGGGAGCCAGTCGGGGACCTCAGCAGCTTGTGATGGCTGCTCTACCGAAATACATCACCACTTGGGCCACTCAGCTTACCTCTGTGCGCATTCTTCCGGTTGGAATGCGTCGCATCAGCGAAACCGATTCTCTTCTCTATATGACCCTAATATGGAGGATGCGACAGTAAAGTCAAAGAAAAAACAAAAGAAAGATGACCGATGTGCCCGGTCTGCCGTTCTCAGAAGGAAGGCACGAAAGATTGTGAAATTGCTTGCAATGGACCAGTCTTTAAAGGCTATAAATAAGCTACCTTCCGATTTTGTGTGCGGGTCGCTCCGTACCAAGATTAGATCAATCTACGGTTCCGAATTGACCCCAGTTCAGGAGCTATCTGTTAAGACTGCCACCAAGGCAGAGGTTCAACCATGTAAGTTTTGTGAAGGCCTACAAACTTGCGAAAAATTAACAGTCTGGAGAAATGCTAGGCTTTCACCCTCAGAGTACTCTTCGGAGCGTCTATCTGAGTTCGGAAGAGCGTTTGCAGAAAACGTGCCGAAAGGGTGGAATAACAGGAAAGTCCCGTATATTCCGAACGGGAATGCAATTAAAGGTGTAGGAAGAAAGGATGGTGGAAACTGGGTAGATACGCCGTTCGACGACCAGGTCGACGTCAAGCTTATCTACAGTTCGGGGAAACCACGTGTCGTAACTCTTTACTCGAGTCACAATGTGGCAACCCTCACGCCTCTCCACCGTTCTTTGTATTCTCACCTTGAGGGAAGGGATTGGCTTCTTGTCGGTAGCCCCACCGATGAGCGGCTCCGTTATTTGCAACACGGTTGCAAAGGAACCGAGTGGTTATCGTTTGATTACGAATCAGCCACGGACAAGATAAAGACTGTGTACGTCCAGCGGGCAGTCGAAATTTTAATTGACAAAGGAGATGGGTTGAGTGACGACGAAATCCGTTGTCTACGTGTTGTTGCCAGTTTAAGCCTGGATCACGTGGCGGCGGAAACAGGACAGCCGATGGGAAGCCCGATGAGCTTTCCATTACTGTGTTTGATCAATAAAACCGTTGTTGACTTGGCCCTTTCAGATCTTCTGATCAAGGGTGAAATCTCGTTCAAGGAATGGACGAGTCATCGTTGTCTCATCAACGGCGATGATTTGCTCACGAAGAGCACCAGTAGTGGTTGTCTTGTTGCCGCTGTCGAGAGACGCGGGCTTGAGGTTGGCTTGGTAACCAATCGACAAAAAACAATGAGAGATCCTGAATATGGAGAAATTAATTCCACCGTATTCAAGAACTGTGTTCTTCAGAAAAAAACGAATGTCTCAGCTCTTTGGATGGCTGCTGAGGTTTCCGATGTTCTCGGTCTGGCCGATGAAAGTTGTGTACGGAAGGAGAGTGTTCTTGCCGTGGTTTTGGCAAACGAGACGAGACTGGCTCGTCAAAAAATAAAAACAGAAAAACCATTGCCGGTAGCCCTCCGGAAACTCATGATGAGTAACCGGCGCGTAAGACGCGCATTGGCCTCAGCGCCCCCCGCGGGAGTGCTCAAGGAGACCAATCTCTTCCCTGTTGTATCCATGCCTGATGGATATTGTTTAACTCGCGAGGAAGAGTTTGAGGTGTTAAGGGATCAGGTTTCCCTTATAAAAGAAAGAAAAAGATGGGTTCCTCTCTTTAAGGAGAAGAGGTTGCTTGCTAACCTGCGCAAGCGTTCAAAACCCATTTTATCCAAGGTGAGTCGTAAGACTCTGTGGGAAACCTTGGCGCCTAACAAGAATCCTTTGGAAAAACGGACTTTGTCCTGCTTCGCCAAAAGATTCGAGCTAAAAAGAAAAGAAGAATTATGCGCTGCGGATTACCACGAACCTACCACTACCATAGTGAGTGATTTAAGTCGTGTTGAGGCTTGCCTCGATGCGATCCGCGCGTGGCGTATAACAAGGAAAGTGGAGATAGGCCAAAGAACCTCCGTCCCCTCCAGGGGGGATGATCCTATTGGTAACAATAGTGATTTTGTAAGCCTGTCTTATGGATAGCGCAAGCTATTCCCGACCTGCGGGAGCGCAGGAGTTATC